GGAAGATCCCCCACTCTTATGCTTGTCTGCGAAAGCCTTGATCTTTTTCTCCGCCTCAACGATGGACATATCTGGGTTGTCCAGGTCTTGGGCAATCAGCTCGGCACAGGCCGGTTCCCGGCGGCAGATATCTATAAGCTGCTCGGCTACCATCCAAGGGGCGGAGCGTACGGGGACTTTTGACTGCTGTTCCTTCAGTTTCTCAATAGCACTCACTCCGCGCACCCCCCAAATGCCTCCGCTAGATACCGCAAGGCCTTTTCCATAACATAGGCTACTGTCTTATCCTCCCTGCTTCTGGCCTTGATTAACAGGTCATTCATTTTATTGCCCATCTCTTTGACCTGGCCGTAAAACGCATCGAACTGGGCCATCTCCACATCCCCGGACATGGCAGCCTTCTTCGCCGCCTTCTCCTGTTCCTCCATGGAGCGTTTCATAACCTCCACAGCGGCCTCGGCTTGCTTCTGCTTGTCCTTGGCCTTGTCCAGTTTGGCCTGCATCTCGGCAATAGCGTCAGCCCTTGCCTTGTCCACGGCGGCCTGATCCACCACCGTCTCCACGGCCACCTCAACCGGCTTTGCCTTCAACTCTGCCAGTTCAGCCTCCAGACGGGCAACGTCCTGCATGGCCTGTTCCCGGTCCTCGTTGGCTCCAGACAAACGGACATTGAGGAGCTTCATATCCTCCGCCATCTTTGCCCTGGCAGCCTCTGCCGTGTGCTGCTCCACCACAGCGTGCTCGGCCGCCGCCCGGGCCTCGTCCCGCTCTTTGATGGCCTGCTCCAGCTGGCGGGCGGACATGTCAATGACATTATTTTCCGCCATAAACTGCTCCCGCTCTTCCGGAGGCAAAGCTAACAGAGTCAATGCTTTGGTGGCACCCAAATCCGACAGCGCTGTCGGATTTGACCACTCCCGGGCCAGTCTCATAAACCGCTGGGCGGATCGTTCCGAGAACTCCACCCGCTCCTCCAGCCAAGACCGCCACTCTCCATGGGAGAGCATGTCCTTTGCCTCAATGAGGCACCGTCCGATGGTAAGGATGGCCTCTCCCCCGGCCCGTTTGGCGTCCAGAATCTCTCCGGTGATGGTTTCAATGTCCCGCTCCCCGGCGGGCGGTGCTATGGTCTGGGCGATCAGCGCCCCCAGGTCAGGCTTTCCCATACTGGATACCCTCCTTTTCCAGCAGCTCCGCCACCCAGGCCCGGTAGTCCCGGGCCGCCGAGCAGAAGGGGCTCCAGGCCTGGACCGCCATCCGGGCCCAGGAGCTCTCCGGTACCTTGTCGGTGCGGCGGATCACGGTATCATAGACCGGCACCAGCCCCTCCTCCCGGAGGTAGGCCACCGAATCCTCCACCACGGGGGAGCGGTGCCACTGGTTGACCAGCACCCCGGCCACCCGCAGCTCCGGGTGTAGGGAGCGCAGGCTGGCGATCTGGTCCACCAGATCGCCCACGCCGGTGGCGGAGCAGGCGTCGGATAGCACGGGGATAATCACCGCGTCGCTGGCCAGGATAGCGGACACGCAGGCAGCGGACAGATTGGGCGGGCAGTCAATGACCATCACGTCATAGGCGTTGTCCTCCTCCATGGCCTCCCGCATATCCCGCACGGCCCGGTAACAACGGCCCCGGTTTCCCCCGGCGGCCTCCAAATCCAGGGCCCACAGGTCCTCCGCTGCCGGGAGCACATCCAGGCCAGGCACATCGGTATGTACGGTCAGCTCGTCGTAGCAAATGGCGTACCCCCGCAGCAGAGCGCCCAGGCCGGCGTACTCGCCGGAAGGCAGCAGAATCTGGGTGGCGTTGGCCTGCCCGTCGGCGTCCACCAGCAGCACCCGCAGGCCGCAGCTGGTGGCCAGCACATAGGCCAGATTGACGGCGGTGGTGGTCTTCCCCACCCCGCCCTTGCGATTGACAATGGCAAATGTTTTCATGCACAAGTCCTCCTGTTTCTTACTCCGGCTTTGCCTGCCCGTCGGCGCCGCCGGTCTGATCTTTTTCGGTCGGCCGGAAAGGGTCGTTGGGGCCATCGTCATAAATACCCTCCCAGAAGCGGTCGGCAAAACTCACCTGTTTGTACTGCCTGGGCCGCTTCATGGGGGCCGTCTGGGGTGCCGCTTGCTCTACCACGGACTGGCGGAACCGCTGATAGGCCCCGTCGAAGGTGAGGTACATCCGCCCCCGCTCGCCGTCTTTGTTCTTGGCCAGCTTGAGCACCCGGCGGCTCTCGTTGGGCCTGGAGGGGTCCTCCAGATAGAGGAGCAGGATGGCGTCGGCGTCCTGCTCGATCTGCCCGGATTCCCGCAGGTCGCTCATAGTGGGCTCAATGTACTTGCTCTCGTCCCGGGTCTTTTCTGAGCGCGTCAGCTGGGACAGTGCCACCACCAGAATCCCGTTGCCGTGGGCCATCTGCTGAAAGGTCCGGCTAATGGCGGACACCTGCTCCGTGCGGTTGGCCTTGCGGGTCTCCGGCTCCACGATCTGGAGGTAGTCCACGTAGACGACCTGATAACGATTTGCCAGGGCATCCGCCCGGATGTCGCTGGCCGTCATGCCGGAGGCGTCGATCAGCTCCAGCTGGTGCTGGAGGATATCCTGGGATGCGTTGGCCGCCTGGGTCCACTCCTGCTCGGTGAGGGCCCCCCGCTTGATAGCGGCCATCTCAATGCCCGCCATGTTGGCGATCAGCCGGTCGGCCAGCTTGTAGCGGCTGGTCTCCAGGGAGTAAAACCCCACCCGCTTGGCCTCGCTCTGGTGGTAGGCGAAGGCCACCGCCAGGGCGGTCTTTCCGGCGGAGGGATAGCCGCCCAGCACCAGCATGTCCCCCAGGTCAACAAAAAGCTGCTCGTCCAGCTTGGACAGCCCCCAAGTCATGTACTGATGGGGCGTGGTGTGGCGGTTCCAGAAGGAGTGGAGCATCTGCTCCATGTTCATCCGCCGCACATCCTGCCGCTCCACAGCGAGGGCCTGGATCTTTTCTGAACCACGGAGGATCTCCTCCATATCCCGGGCCTCATGCATTTCCAGGACGATCCCCCGAGCCTGTGCAAATCGGGCCTGCTCCTGCATCCGGGGTACATACTCCCAGATGTTCGCGGCTGTGGGCACATCATCCATGATCTGGAGGAGCAGCTTGCTCCAGTCCTCTCCCCCGCCCAGCCTGTCCCGGACGGTCACCGGGTCCACCGGCTTGCCGCTGACGAACTGGGCCCGGATGGCCTGAAAAATCTGCCGGTAGACGTCGTCCAGGAAATCCCGGTCCGACACCTTGCTCAGCACCGGCCCGATCAGCTTGTCCTCAATGAGCAGCGCACCCAGCACCGCCTCCTGGTTGGACAGTCGGTCTTTGGCCTCAAGGCTTACCATGTGGGCACCTCCTCACGGGCCGCCATCCTGGGTGGCGGCTGATCCGGCGGAGCTATGTACTCATCCTCCCAGGCCCGGCCATTGAGCCAGGTGGAGGCCATGGGGATGTACTTTCCGTGAGCCTCCTGCCACTGGGGAGACCGTTTGTCCCTGTCCAACGCCGCCGCCATCCGGCGGCACAGAGCCAGGTCCGGCTTGAGCTTGTCCCACGCCTTTCTGGCCGCCTTCTTTCCTCCCCGCTTCCCCTGCCGGGGCGGATAGGCCGACCAGAACCGCTCAAAGAGCAGTTCCTGCTGGTCCATCGTGTCAGGCTTGTCCCCTTGGGGGACTATAGGGGGTATATTATTTAACTGGTCAGTAACTGTTTCCTTATTACATTTCACCGAATCGGGAAATGGTTCCCCCGGTTTGGTGAAATGCATTTCACCATCTGGTGAAATGGAAGGCGCAAGGAGGCCGTACACCTCCAGGACGCTATCGGCCAGGGCGTACCACACCGTCCGGTCGGTCTTGTCTTGGCTGAAGTTTCCGGTAAGCAGTACCCCGTCCTCCTTGAGCTTTGCCACGATCCGCTCCACTTGCCGGCGGGTCCAGAACGGGAACAATTTGGCCAGAGCCTCCAGGGTGTTGTACGTCCAGGTACGGCCCTCATGGAAGTGCCGCCCATTGGCCTGGTTCTTGGCGATCCAGAATGCCATTGCGTGGAGGAAAATGGCCCCGTTTACCCCGTGGCGCTGGGCCAGCTCGGCATTGAAATGATATTCTGTCACGGGCCTCTGCCCCCTTGCAAATCCATGTCATTTGTGCTAATATAACTATGGTTTTCATGCACGAAACCATTGTTTGGTCCTGCTGTCTGTGCCCGCAGACAGTGGGGCCTCTTTTTTTGCCCTTTCATGGCCGTTCCTCCTACCAGATTCCCCGGTCTATCATGGCCTTGATGGCCGCCTTTTTGATCAACTCCCGGTTGGCAGCCCGCTCCTCCTCGCTGACCTCAATATCCTTGTGGGGCGTAAAGCACAGGGTGGTGCCCAGCTTCTCCCCCGAGTCCATGGTGGCACTCTCGTCCACCAGCACCCGCTCCCCCGACATCTCGGTGAGCCAGTGCAGCCCCTTCCGGCGGGTCATGATGGTGTCCACCTCATACCGGCCGATCTTCTCATGGATGACCTTCGTGGTAATCTCCAGCTCCTCCAGCGGCTCAATGTTCAAATCATGCATATGTATCCCTCCCCCGCTTTGTTGTATGAGATTCCCAGGCTGTCCTATGCTTGGATACGCTTTTGCGTCTCCAGCTCCTCCAGCAACCGATCCAGAATTTCTGGAAGGATCGCTACCTCTTGCGGCTGATTATTACCGCTCAGTACCCGGATGCAAAAATCCATCATGGCATCTTCCAGTTTCTTCTTTTGGTTGCACACCTTGTACCCCTCCTTCTGTGTTCTTGAGGTTTCCCTACGAGGATTCCCGGGCGCACCGAAGCTCCAGGGCGGCCTCCACGATCTCCTGAAGGTCCTCCATGATGGCATCAAACTCGGCCCGCTCGCTTTCATCAATGACGTTATCCTCAGTGATCCGCAGCAGCCGACGGTCGGCGTGGGACTCCGCAAAGATGAAAATACGGTTGGTCAGCTTGGCACTGGCCTCCAAGACAGACTTGGGCTGGATCTCCGGCACCACACGGTTGTAAAGGTTATTGGTCGAATGGACATGCCGGACGATCAGGCTCAGGTCGTTGTACAAAATGGACATCAGCTCCACCACATCATTGGATGGAATCCGCTGGCCGGTCTCATAAGCACGCAGGCTCTCCACGCTGATGCCCAGCCGCTCTGCTGCCGCTTCCTGAGTCAGTCCGGCAGCTTTGCGGTAGGTTTTATAAGTATTCCGGTTCTCCTCCGGCATGGTTATCTCCTCCTTGGCAGGGTAAAATGGATATTGGAATCAGCTTGCTTCCCCGTCTGACCGCCCAGGCCCGGCACGGCCATAAAGGGCGTCAATGGAACACTCCAGTACATCGGCCAGTACCGGGAGATAGTCCAGGCCAGGCCTACGGGCACCGGATTCCCACATGCAAACCGTTGGTCTTGATGCCTTCACCGCCCGGGCCAGCTCCGCCTGAGTCATCCCTTTGCGCTCCCGCAGCTCTCTGATTTTCAAATTCTTTCCTCCTTTCCGGTTGTCCTTTTCTCTCTCCTGTGATATGATTTACAATAAGCTAACTACCTGTGTTATCAACTGTACCTTTCGCATGGAGGGGCTATGGATATAAAAATTCCAAAAATCAGCAAGGAGTTTATGGCTCAAGTGGAGCAAACCCAGGCTGAAATGAAACTCCGTGAAGAATTGGCCCAAAAATCCGCTCGCCATGCGGCTCGACGGAAGTGGTTACTTGATAACATTGTAGGGATTATTGCTGTATTGGTCGCCGTGCTCTCCATCATCATCTCGGTATTGATGGGATTCCAGCAGCCGGCGGATCCCCTCCGGAGTACTAGTTCTCCTCAAGTAATCTCCGTCGAATGATTTCCCAAACTCTGTCATATCGACAAAGTCAGTCGCCAGAATCAGCGCCACCTTGACAGATCCAGGGGTCAATTCCTTCTCTGTCAGACTCTCCAATGCGGTAATGGCTGCATCAGCCAGCGCCATCTCAAAATTGAACGCTTTCATTGCATGCCTCCGTTGACTTTGATTCCATCAATGCGGCTTTTTGGCTTTTACGTCTCCATACACTGTCTTGATTTGCTACGGGTTAATCATAAATCCCCAATTTATGATTGTCAATAGTATATCCCCAATTTATGATTTTTTGGAATTCTTTTTATAATAGGAGTGATGCCCTTTGGATGTCCAATTTTTTGTGCAAAACGTCAAAGATCTTTGCAAAAAGAGGGGTGTCAAACCAACCATCGCTTGCGATGAAAGCGGTGCCGGAAAGAATTTATTAAACCACATCGAAAGCCGGGGAAGCATCCCCTCCGTTGCCAAAGTCCAAATGCTTGCTGATTACTTAGGCGTAACCACCAGCGAGCTGCTGGGTGAGGCGTCTGGCAGCTCTTCCGCCGGCATCCGTATTCCCGTGCTGGGCACAATCCCCGCTGGCATCCCCCTGGAGGCCATTGAGGACATCCTGGACTGGGAGGAGATCCCGGCGGCCTGGGGCTCCGGAGACCGGCAGTATTTTGGCCTGCGTGTCAGAGGGGACAGCATGTATCCCCGCTATCTGGAGGGTGACACCGTCATTCTCCGAAAAGAAACGACCTGTGAGAGCGGCGACGACTGTGCCGTTCTGGTCAATGGCGATGCGGCCACCCTCAAACAGGTCATGATCCGAGGGGACGGCAGCCTGGAGCTGCGCCCCACAAATCCGGCTTATCCTCCGCGCATCTACTCCCCTGCCGAGATTGAATCTTTCCCCGTGCAGATCATCGGCGTGGTGGTAGAACTGCGGCGGAAGATAAAATAAAAAAGTGTCCGAGTTGGACACATGGAGAGAGGACGGATAGCAATGAAAAAGCTCGTCTCACTGCTTATTTGTTTGACCTTGCTTTTCCTTTCCGGATGCACAACAACTCAGAATTCTGATGGTTCAAACCAATCTCTTTCAGCAGATCCAGTCCCATTAGACACCCCCGTTGCAGAGGCAACTCCGACGCCGACACCAGAACCCACGCCGATCGTTATACCAGAACCTGTCTCATATACTGGGAGCGGGGATGATGTTATTTCTATTACTCCTCCCGAAGGTGTCTATGTTTTCCGAATCAGTGGGAATACAGATTCTAGACATTTTGCCGTGAAAGGCTATGATGCTACAGGAAATAGTACTGAGTTATTTGTAAACACAACGGAACCATATAGTGGTATCACTTTAGACCCCTCACAAAGCACATCTACATTGGAAGTAAGTGCTGAAGGTGCTTGGATAATTGAACTTGTATCCATTCTTGAAATGCCAACTATTAGTGAGGGACAAACAGTAACAGGAGCAGGGGATAGCGTCCTGCTGGTTTCCAGCTATGGTACCACTGCCACGATATCAGGTAATAACAGTTCTGCACACTTTGCGGTAAAATCATATGGCACTTCACGTGATAATCTTATGGTAAATACAACTGATCCGTATGAAGGTACTGTTATGATCAAGGGAGATCCACTTATTCTTACTGTTGACTGCGAAGATGAATGGTCGATTACATTTTAAGGGGTAACTTCCGTCGAGGACGAAGGCGCCGGGGTCTGTTTCAACATCTACGCCTATAACATCCAGCCGGGCATAGAGATTGACTATCTCACCGGAGACAGCCAACGCGCTGCTTGAATCCAAGCTACATGGCGTACAATATATGTTGACATTGTGCGCACATATGCTATACTAGAAGCAAAGGAGCTGATGGTATGGCCAATATTAACATCCGTATTGACGACAACCTGAAGAAGGAAGCGGAAACTCTGTTCAACGATCTGGGCCTGAACATGACCACCGCCACCACCATCTTCCTGAAGCAGTGTCTGCTCTGCCACGGCCTGCCTTTCGAGGTGCGGATGGACCCCTTCTACTCCGCCGAAAACCAGGCCCACCTGCGCCGGGCCATCTCCGACCTGGATGCCGGGAGCGGAACTGTCCACCAACTGGTTGAGGTGGACGATGCATAAGGTATGGCATGATGAGGCCTGGGAGGATTATCTGTTCTGGCAGCAGCAGGACAAGAAGATGCTTCGCAGGATCAACCAGCTTCTGAAAGATGTGGACCGTAACGGCTACACGGGAATCGGCAAGCCGGAGCCTCTGAAGGGGGATCTCTCCGGCTGGTGGAGCCGCCGCATTGATGACACCCACCGTCTGGTCTATCGGATCCGGGACGGCCGGGTGGAGATTGCACAGTGCCGTACACACTATGGGGCATGAAAAAAGCCGGGGCTTTCGCCCCGGCCTCTTAAACTGCCAGAAATCGAACATTTGTGCCACAAAAGGCAGGTGACAGACATGGACGCAGCCCAATACCTCCGCAAATCCCGGATGGAGGAGGGCATGGACACCGAGGAGGTACTGGCCAAGCACCGCAAGGCCCTGGCCACTTTCGCCGCCACCCACGACATCCATATCATCGAGACCTATTACGAGGTGGTCAGCGGGGAGAGCCTGTACGCCCGGCCGGAGATGCTGCGGCTGCTGGAGGACGTGGAGGACGGCCGGTATGACGCGGTGCTGGTGATGGATCTGGACCGGCTCTCCCGCGGCCGGATGAAGGACCAGGGCATCATCCTGGACGCCTTCCGGGACTCCGGCACCCTCATCGTCACCCCGGAAAAGACCTACAACCTGTCCGACGACCTGGACGACGAGCTGGCAGAGTTCAAGACCTTTATGAGCCGCCGGGAGTACAAGATCATCAACAAGCGGCTGCGCCGGGGGCTGAAGCAGACCATCCAGGACGGCTGCTATGTGGCCAACGCCCCCTATGGCTACCGGAAGGTGACGGTAGACCGGAAACCAACCCTGGAGATCTACGAGCCGGAGGCCAAGTTCGTGCGGATGATGTACGACCTCTACCTCCAGGGCTACGGCTGCGTCTCCATCGCCCGGTATGTCAACTCGCTGGGGGCCAGGCCCCACCGCTCGGCGGAGTTCACCCGGAACAGCGTGGCCCACATCCTGCGCAACCCCACCTTTGCCGGCAAGATCGTGTGGGATCAAAAGACCCACATCCGCAAGGGGGCCAAGGGCAATCCCAAGCACATCACCATTTACAACCCCAGGGAGCGGTGGACCATCGTAGACGGGATCCATCCGGCCATCATCTCCCAGGAGACCTACGACCAGGTACAGGCCATCCTGGCCGGGCGGTACATCCCCTCCCGGAATGACGGCACGGTGCGCAGCTCCCTGGCCGGGCTGGTGCTGTGCGCCAACTGCGGGCAGCACATGCAGCGGATGACCATGAAGGGCTCCCCTTACCTGCTGTGTACCCGGCCGGGGTGCTGCGCCTCCACCAAGTTTGAGCTGGTGGAGGCACGGGTGCTGTCCTACCTGGAGGAGACACTGGCCCGCATGGAGCTGGAGCAGCAGGCCGGGACTGGCCGGGACACCGCCGTGCTGGACAGCACCCTGGAGGCAATCAAGAAGGAGCTGACCGCCGCCCAGCGGCAGAAAAACCGGCTGTACGAGCTGCTGGAGCTGGAGGAGTACGATCTACCCACCTTCCGGGAGCGGATGGCGGCGGTGAAGGAGAAGATTGCCGGACTGGAGCGCCGGCAGCGGGAGACGGAGCGCACCATAGAGCAGGCCAAGCTGGCCGACCCCGCCTCCCTGGCCAGGAAGATCCGGGGGGTGCTGGACGCCTACGACGCCGCCGATCCCGCCGGCCGCAACGCCATGCTCAAAAGCGTGCTGGATACCATATGGTACGAAAAAAAGAAAAAAACTGCGCCCACCGACTTCCAGCTGCGCTTCAGCTTAAAACCCTTCTGATGGAAAACCCTTGCGCCCCAAGGGTTTGGTAGAGTATATAAAACGCTATATCTTCCGATAAAGATTGTATCGAGGATCTGCGGTTCTACCCCACCCAGAACTCCCAGGCGGCCATCGACCGGGCCGTCAGCATCAAGGCGGGCAGCGCCGAGCTGCTGTACGCATACATCGACGTGGAGCCGGTGAGCTTCCACCGGGGCTTTTACACCGTGGACGTGCGCTACTTCTACAAGGTCACCGCCGACGCCTTTGTGGGCGCCGCCCGGCCGGTGGAGGTCTGCGGCCTGTGCGTCTTTGACAAGCGGGTGATCCTGTTCGGCAGCGAGGGCAGCGCCAAGGTGTTCTCCTCCGACCTGTCGGTGGACGGTCTGGATGAGCAGAACCTGCGCAAGACCAACCTGCCCACCGCGGTGGTGGAGGTGGTGGACCCCATCGTGCTCAACATAAAGCTGGTGGACGTGTGCGAGTGTCACCCCTGCGACTGCTGCCTGTCCGAAATCCCCCCCTGCATCTGCTCCTGCTTCGGCAGCGACCTGTGCTTCGGCGGGGACGGCAAGCGGATCTACGTCACCCTGGGCCAGTTCTCCATCATCCGGCTGGAGCGGGACTCCCAGCTGCTGATGCCGGTGTACGACTACTGTCTGCCGGAGAAGGAGTGCGCCTGCGGCGGCTGCGGCGACGAGGACCCCTGCGAGATCTTCCGCCACGTGAAGTTCCCCGTCAACGAGTTCTTCCCCCCCAACGGCCCCGCCCCCGACAACTGCCGGGAGCTGAAGGGCTGCCACTGCTGAACGGCGGAAAGGAGGGCCTATCCCACCAGATAGGCCCTCCTCTCTATTCCGCGATATCCAGAATCTCCACGTCAATGCCCTGCCGCATGGCATAGGTGAGGGTGTACATGGTACCCCCCAGCATTCCGTCATACACGGCAATGAGCAGAGAAGCCCGGTCCACCATATAGCGGTTGCGGCGGAGCATACATCCCTTGTCGTAGTGCCGCTGCACCATGGTCTCGCAGTCGCACCGCTCCACCAGGGTAAAATACCGCTCCCGCTCCCGCTCCCGCCAGTGAGCGGCCTGCTCCTCGCAGGGGATCACCGCCTCCAGCGTCACCTCCGGGTGCCGCTCCCGCAGCTTGAGCACCGCCTCGCAAAAGTAAAAATCCGCCCCACGGGCCATGCCGCACATAAAATGCCGCTTGCCCCGGTCATAGGCCTCCTCCACCGCTTCGTCCAGCCGGGCTTTCAGCGCCAGACATCTGGAGTCCTCCTCGTCATCCCGCCAGGGCAGCTTTTCCGGCCGGTGGCCGGTAAAGGTACAGGTACGCTCCCGGTCCAGCTTCCTCCCCTCCTTCCCTTGCCGAATCCGTTTTCGGCTTTCATTGTAGTATATCCAATGGGACAAGTCAACGCTTTATCGAACATTTGTTTTTTCAAAAAGTCCTATATTTCACTTGCTTTTTTCTTCGGAATGTGTATAATGAGGGTGGAACAACTGAATGAACTGTCTTCAGGGCAGGGTGAAAATCCCGATCGGCGGTATAGTCCGCGAGCCGTATGGCTGACCCGGTGGAACTCCGGGACCGACAGTGACGCGCACAGACCCGGGCGCGAAGTCTGGATGGAAGAAGATGTGTTGAAATTGCGCACGCTCCTTTGATTTTGACACCTGGAAGACATGGTCTTTCAGGTGTTACTGATTTCAAAGGAGTGTTTTATTATGTCCGCAAGATCTGCCCGTATCAAGAAGCTGGCCGTAATGGCCATGCTGGTGGCTCTGTCCATCGTGCTGGTGTCCCTGGTCCACTTCCCCATCTTCGCCCCGGTGTCCTTCCTGGAGTACGACCCCGCCGATATCCCCATCCTCATCGGCACCTTCGCCTACGGCCCCCTGGCCGGCATTGTGCTGACGGTGGTGGCCAGCCTGATCCAGGGATTTACTGTCAGCGCCCAGAGCGGCGTCATGGGCATCGCCATGCACATCTTCGCCACCTCCACCCTGGTGCTGGTGGCGGGCACCATCTATAAGTTCCGCCACACCCGCTCCGGCGCGGTGATCGGCCTGGTAGCCGGCGTGCTGGCCATGACTGTCGCCATGATGGTGTTCAACCACTTTATCACCCCCTATTTCATCACCCAGGACTGGAGCGACGCCGCCGCCGTGGCCGCCAACCGGGCCTATGTGGACACCCTGCTGGTGCCCTTCATCGCCCCCTTCAATCTGATCAAGGCCGGGGTCAACTCCACCATCACCTTCCTGGTGTACAAGGTGGTCTCCCGGTACATCGTCCATGGGGACGCCTTCGCCTCCGGCCCCCGCAAGGCCGCCGACCAGATCTGAGCCTATACAAAAAGGACCGCCGCGGAATGAACCGCGTGCACTTGTCAAGCAAAAGTAGACACAGAAAAAGTGAATTTATCGAAAGCCCTGTTCGGTTCTGTACTGAACGGGGCTTTTGTATCCCAAAGCGGCAGCAGGACGAGAA